AACTCAATACCTTGTACTTTTATCGTAATACTCTCAATTAGTGTATCTTGTTTCTCCATATCTTTACGAATATTTGCGGATATTATTCCCAACAACGCCCCTACCACAATAAATAACCCATCTGCTAGCCATTGCCAATCCATTTTTATTCCTTACTGTTTATTTGTACAAATTTCATCATATCTGTTGTATCTTTTCTCCAATGAGAACCACCGAATAGTCTCACTGCATAATAAATAAAATACGCTTTCATTTTAGATGTTCCATTAAATAATAGCATCTCTCTTAATAGTTTATCACACTCTAATCTTTTTAATTGCATAAGATTGTATAAACCATCGTGAATGATTGCAGGCTTAAGTAAATCGTTTTCTAACGGATTACCTACAACGCTCCAAAATACTTTAGGAATTGATGCACCATCCGTTACGAAGTCAGATTTAACGGCTACTTGAATAGAATCATTTTCATAACTAAAATAATCTTGTAATTTCCAAGATCCATTACCTAGTTCTTCTAGTATTACATCGCCGTTAAACTGTTTCATTTTGGTTCGCCTGTATTAATAAATTTGCTATACTTAGAGTTTCTTGAACACTTAATGGAATACTATTAAGGTTAATACCATTTGCTATTATACTACCTTTATTTTCATCATTATCAGGTAATAACATTGCAGTAGCTGTATTTAATAATTGTATTCGCATTTTAGGTATTCTCATAGCTTCTTCAGCAGTTGCTTGTGAAATACATAATGTTCTAGCTACTTGTTCAGTTTCAATCTTTTTTAGGTTTCTAATATAAACTTCAGTATCCATATTCAATTGATACATCTCATCATCAGTTTTGCCATCAATTCTAGATTGTTCTGCAACGATAGCTAATTCCGCTTCATATTTTATTAAGAATGCAATTTCGTCATCTAGCTTTTTATAACCATCTTGTTGTTGGTCTTGATGAGCTTCAAATTCTTCTAACTCTGCTTGAGCAAACAATCTTTCTGATTCTTTAGTAGCTTCTTGAACCTTAGCAAGATGTGCTTTATGCTTTAATTCTTGTATAGTTTGTAGCCTCTTAGCTATGGTTCTATCTTCTATGAAGTTACGAACTATTCTTAATCTTTCCCATATAGTTTCCCCATTAATTAGGTTGATATATGCGAATTGTGAGTTTACTTGTGATGCCATTTAATCTTCTTTCATTTTTAATATATTTATAACTCTACTAGAATCTATAATGATGCTCCAGCTAAACCACCTCTGGCTTTACCTACTGATGTTTCCACTTGAACAAGAGTAGCTGTGGGAGATAGTAATGTAGTAGTATTTAATGGACCATTTCCACCATAGAATAATGCATTATTTCCTACACTTGCACCTGATAGTTGTGCTCTAGCAGTACCTATATTTGTTTCAGCTTGAACAAGAGTAGCTGTGGGAGATAGTAATGTAGTAGTATTTATGTAATTTGAAATATATCCACCATAGAATAAAGCATTTCCTACAACATTTGCACCTCCTATCCAAGACCTTGACGTACCTAATGCAGTTTCAGCTTGAACTAAAGTAGCAGTAGAAGATAATAAAGTAATAATATTTACATAATTTGAAACATATCCACAATAGAATAAAGCATTTGTTCCAACATTTGATCCTCCACCACTTATATCACGTCTACCTGTACCTACATTGGTTTCAGCTTGAACTAAAGTAGCTGTTGGGGATAGTATAGTAGCTTTGTTTATATTTGCTGAAGTATATCCTGCATAAAACAATGCATTTATTCCTACATTTGCTCCAGCTAATCTACTTGCAGCTGTTCCAATATTTGTTTCTGCTTGGACTAGAGTAGATGTAGGAGACAATATAGTGGCTATAGAAATATTTGTTGAAGTATAACCAGCATAAAATAATGCATTGATTCCTATGTTTGCACCAGCCAAATTGCTTCTAGAAGTACCTACTGAGACTTCTGATTGTAATAATACAGCTGTTGTAGATAACAGTGTAGCTGTGGAAATAGGTCCTGCATTATCTCCTGCATAGAATAATGCTTTAGTAAAACCTGAATATTGAGTCCATACTATTATACCATTAGCTATTACTTGCGTGATATTAACACCGTTTACAATTAAGTTATTTGCTACATTTTCAGGAATTAGTATTCCATTAGCATATAGTGGCATTATGCATCCGCCCCATTATTTGTAATATATAGTGTACTTCCATTAATACGCATTTTTATTGTTCCACCTACCGTACTAGTTGCATATACAGTTGATATAGATTCAGTAGTAACTAATGTACCACTAGCATCTGGTATAATTATTGTTCTATTTGCTGTTGGTTGAGCTACTATGGTGGTGCTAAAAGTTCCAGCATCATTATATTGTCTTATACTCATATTTAATCCTTTAAAGTGATTGAACTTGCTGTACAGTTGTTGCTGTATTTATAGCTACTTTCTGTGTTTGTAAGTTGTCAAAATTTACTTGATTACGTTCAAGTAATAATACTGCTAGTCCTTGTAACTGAGTATAACTCATAGGAATTTTAGTATTAGTATAGTCCAACCAATAGAAATTAGATGGTACTGAACCAATTGCTATAACCTTTGATAGCATGTCTTGAGAACTATAATCTGCTTGAAACGTAGTTCCCATGTATTCTATATTGCTTTGATTATAAGCATTATATGTTTCCAATACTTCTGATAGTTTAGTAGCTTGTACTTTTTCTAATGTAATAGGTTCTACATAATCAACTATAATTCCATTTACAAATTGTCTATTTCCTTGATTATTAATACATTCTTGCCATTGCTCATCTGTAATATTAATAGCTTCTGTTGGAATATTATCGTGAATATCATCAGAATAAAATGCAGTTGGTAATCCGTTTATATCTAGTATTGCGTATTTCATTTTTTATCCTTAATTCCCAATTGCAATATAATTACCACTAGTTAATGTAGCTGAAAGAACTGAAAAATTAGATACATTGTATCCACCTAATATTAATGCAGCTCCTCCATCAATGTCATATGAACCTAGAGATTGACCTCCAGCTAAAGCAATTGAAAAACAAGCATTAGGAAAAGTAATTGGAAATGTAACAGTTCTACTAATTAATCTATTCATGCTTGGAATTGTACCCCATTGAATAATTAATCCACTTGCTAATTTTTGATATCCATTTATACCAGCAGATACAGAAGTGCTAGAAGATACCGCACTATTAACGAAAGCAGTAGTAGCAATATTATTACTATTATCTCCTACAGTTGGCGTTGGAGAAGTAGGAATAGTAGTAAATGCTGCTAATGTACTTAATACTACCGTTCCACTAGTATCAGGAGTAGTTAAAGTATAATTAGTAGCTGTATTATTCTTAGGAGATATTGTTACACTACCACCTAAAGTATTTCCAAATACCATTGTTCCATTTGAATTTATTGTTGCCATTGAAGTTATTGTTGCCATTATAATACCACCCATCTTGAATTACTTGATAGTGTAACTGCTACACCACCAACTATAGTAACGTTTCCATTATTATCTCCAACTGTTACAGCAGATTTTCCAGAAGGTATTACATAGTTTGTAGTAATTGTGTAATCATTAATGAAGAATACGTGGTCATTTCCACCTCCAGTAGCTCCCCCACCAACTTGACCCCAAGCTCCATTTACATAAGCTTCCATTGCTAAAAAATCAGAGTTATATCTCATATATCCATTTATAGGAGATAGTGGTCTTTGAGCAGTTGTACCAGATGGTAGATATGCAGCACCGGTATCTGAATCTTTTATAACTGTATTTATTAAGTTTGATTTTGTAGTATCAGATGGATGTATATGGTCGTCTCTTGAAGCAGTAGTAGATATTCCAATAGTAGCAATTCCATCCATATTTGGAACAACATTTGAAAGAGCTATATTATCAGCAGCTATTGTAACATCAGTTATTGTACCATTCGTTATTACACTATTAGCTATTGCATTTGCAACTAAATTTACGTTCTCAACAAAAGTCATTGTATAACTCCTATATATGTATTATCTCTATGAGGATATATCATTGTAACCCCTAATGTTCCTAAAAATATATCTGCTTCAGTTGCAGTTATTAATCTTGACTGTTTTTTTTCTGACATTTCTATATATGTAGATATTGGAGGAATTTTATCTTTATCTAATGAACCAAGTGGAAATAAACTTACAGATTGAAGTCTTGTATATATAGCTCTATCTATATTTTTGTCAAAATTACATTGTTGTTCTGATGATGAATCTACTATTGAAATCATAGGAATCCTCCTTTAATATCTTCAAATGAACTCATATCCAATGGCATACCTTGAACTCTTTTTGCTAATCTAGTATCTGCTTGTTTTTGATAATAATCTACTTTAGCAAAATCTTTTAAATACTTCCATACTTCTACATTTATAAAGTCTTTTAGTATATCTATAAGTTCATAATCAAGATCAAAGAAACCACCTTGTTGTATATCTAAATTATAGAAATAAGAAAGAGATATGCTTTGGCTTAATGACTGAGAATATCCTTCTGGAACAGTAACTGAAACAGTCTTATCTTCATTTTTTACAAATGTTACTTGTGTATCTGCATCTTCAAAAGTATATGTATCTACTATACGTATATCATAAACATATACAGCTTCTTTGGCAGTATTAATATCAAATTTTAATATATCTGCATTATAATATTGAGCCAAAGGATATATATCTTTAGAATAAAAACAAGTAGCTTGTGTTGATAATAATTTTCCTGCATTATTTATTTTTTTTAACACAAAACTAGATAATTGTGCAGAGATACGACTGTCTAAGTCTACTGTATATTCTACTAATTCATCTGTAGTAATAGTCATTTATATCTCCGTTATAATCTTCTCGCATTATATCAAACATTTTCAGAAAACTGTACTATCTATTATTTCTTGTTGTACTATTTCTCCATTATAATCTTTTGAATAATCATTTGGAGTTACTACAAATCCTTCATCTAAGAAAGAAGCAAGTGTATCTATTCCATCATCGTGACCACTTGTATTTGTTTCTTTAGTTTGGCTCAATAGTTCTTTTTCTAATAATGCAAACTCATCTATTTTATCATCACTAGCAAACCACACCATTCTTTTCTTTAACTTTGGTTCAAGACCTAATATTCTTACTTCTTTTTTTGTTGTTGAATTTAATATTAGAGAATTATAATAAAAATGAGTGTTCTCTTTCATCATTTTCTCTTCAATGAAGTGTCCTAATACTTGTTGTAATGCTGCTTTTTCTGCTCTTACTTCTAGTGGTTTCCATCTTCTAACTTGTTTAAATAGCATATCTAATACTTCAGTTGGAGTAAATCTTCCAAAGTCTAATCCTACAATAAACCAATGGTTATCACTATTTACTGCTATTGTCATAACACAAGTTCTATCTGCTTTTTCCTTCTTACTTACTGCTAAGTCCATAGTTGTAAAGAAATTATACTTATGTTTCTCTTTTGCAATATCACTTATCTTAAAGTGCTTTATGTATTCTTTTTTGAATATTTGTGTTTCTTCATTAACTACTTGTAACATCATCTCTCTAAAAAATATACTCTCTTCTCCCATTGATTTATTCTCTAAATACTCTTCATATATTGCATCTGGAGTAAATCTATCAGGCCATAAAGATTTTATTTCACTCTTTGGTACTGGAAATTCTTGACATACTGGTAGTTTTATATTATGCCAACTAGAACTTTGTGCAAACATTCCAAGTAAGTCATTCTCTAATAATGGAGTACCAATCATAATCATTTTATAGTGTCTAATGTTTACTGCCTTACTTACAACTGATGAGAACCAAGTCTTTTGTTTTGCTACTAAATCTTTGTTATAAAGAATATCATCATTGAGAATATCATCTCCAATAAAAAGTTCTGGTCTATAACCTTCCCAGTTAGAACCACGAAACGATTGTCCAGTACCTTTGCAAAAGAATCTAGTTCTATGCCCTTTATTATTTATAAATACAGTTTCTCCCTCAACAGAACGTTCTACCTTCAGGAATGACTGTAATACGTCACTTCTATCGTAATAACTCATCATAGTCTTTCTATGTGCTTCACTTTGATCGAATGTATCACTTAATATACAACAATTATTTACTTCTCCAAAATCAGGAAGAACACCAAACGTAGCTATAAATAATGGCATACGATGAGAAATTATTGTACTTTTTGCAAAACCACGATGACATTGAGCAGAGAATCTTTTTTCAGAAGTCATAACTTCATCTGCAAAGTAATAGTGAGCTAACGGAGTAATATTATCATCATCTTCCCACATCATATTACAAAATGAAAAGAACTTAACACTATTGGCTTTAGGAACATAGTTATCTATAAAAGATATATCTATCTTACTCATTTTATTACTTCTGCATCTATAATTGAACCATCACGCATTAATATCTTAGCATTATCACTTAATAACTTTAGATGAAGTTCTAGTTTATCTAGCATATCAGAACCAATGTTTATATTAATCGGAACATCAGCTTTCATATCTGGCTTCTTAGTTGCATCTATAAAACTCTTTAATGCAGATACCCTATTTTTTTCATCTTCTCCATTTATACCAATATTAAATAACTCATCTAATGCTTGATAATGTTTGTCACAATACATAATATGGTTCGATGTAATCATTCTGTTTATGATTTCATTTATCCATTTTGTATGAACAAGTTTATTAGCTAACTTAGTAGCTTTATTCCTATTTGGCTCATCATATACTTCCATATAACATATAGCTTTATTCTTCTTCTCACTAAGTAATAAACAGAACTCTAATGCATCAGAGAATCTTTTATCTTCAATCTTATATCTACCCTTAATATCACTAAAGTCACTTATCATACTACTAACAATAAGGTTATTTGAACCGTCTTCCATAGCTAATCCTTTTTGTGTAATTATACTTTATTTTGATATACTTCGCTTGCCATATAGAACTGCCTTCATCTATATGGTACTTTCTTTAATACTTCCTCCTTTTCTTCTTCATTCCCATTGTCTTTATGATAGTGGGAATATCAATACCAAAAAAGATACAAATTTTAAAACATATACTCTAAAAAGTTATAGCATTTTTTTTAAACACAATATTCAACAAAACACCAAAACCAAAATCCCGTCCCCCGTACCTATTGTCCATAGATAAAAAAGCAATCTCATCAAGTCCAGAGTCCATATAGGCACAACGAGAAGATGACAGCTCATCACACACATGACGAAATAAGATTAGTGATGATGTATCTAAAGTCCCTAGTACACGGTGTTGAAGTACCCTTGACATATTTTGCTTATATGATGGTACAGCCTCAAAATTTCCTTGATTAAAATTTAAACTATGGTATAATGCCTTTAGGCATTACCTTCAAATCTACCCTTTACAACATACCCCAAAACACAAACATTATTTAAGCAATCCCTATTTATAGCCATTGTTGCACTATTTACTAATATAAGATGCTTCATATATATTCGAGGTGCAACGATATCATTTTAAGACGTATACTTATAAGGGTTAAACAATCCTAGCGCATAAGCTTATATATGATAATGAGCCAAAATAGGGGATAACCTCCATTTATATTATGCACTGAGATAGTGGACTGTATAATCTAGTTTATAGTGCATTGAGATTATGCAAAGTTATATTTATCTATTGAGCTGTTATCTAATACAGATAATATCTTTCTATCTGGTGAGCCAACAAGATATCAGATTATAAAGTTTTTTTTGCTGGATCAGATAATAAATCAATTAATAAGTTTCTCTTTGCTCATTGCTTTTTATTAAACGAAGACTATTTTATGCAACTATAAACAAGAGTTAAAAAGCAAACATTATTTGATAATTGATAAAATTATATACTTTTTAACTTATTGTTAAATATAAGATGCTCTATATCTGCCCTACAATCAACGAACTGCTTTTAACGTGTACATTTATAATGGCAAAGAGTTTCTAGCGTGTATCGTTTATGCTGATATCTCTATTTATAGATACAAGATGAATAATAAAATAACTAATCACTTCTTTTTCACTGTTTAATATATAAATGAAATTCTTTTATAAATTTACAAAAAAAGCTTGACAAACTTTTATAAATTTGCTAAAATTAGTACATCAAAAGAAAGAAGGAGTTACAAAATGAGTATCACTTATGAAAGACAAGGAATCAAGAGAACGGTTAAAGTAAATCATAGCGTAGCTATTAAAACGGTAATTATGTTTATGAACTTAAAATATAGCATAATAGAAATAAAGTAAAACTATTACTAAAGCTCACTTTATAGTGAGCTTTATGGAGTAGTTACAAAGTAACAAATATAAACTCTAAAAAAAAAAGGATTTCACAATGCTATACAATTCAATTAATACAGCGGAACAATTACAAAGAGAGTTTATTTCTTATAATAGAGATTATTACAGTTATGAGGCGTGCGATGCAATTATTGACTATTTCGATGAACTAGGCGAAAATGTAGAGCTTGACATAATCGGCTTATGTGGAGAATTTAACGAAGACACACTAGATGAGATTATAGGAAACTATAACATAGAGATAGAGGACGAAGAAAACAAAGAAGAGGAAGTAATGGCTTATTTGCAAGACAATACTTGGGCAGTTAAAACCATAGATGATAAAATTTTATACACTGTTTTTTAAGGAGCTAAGAAGATGAAAACATTATTAGAGCAATTTAACGAGATGGAAAAATATCCTATCATTGAGATTAATCTTGCAGATTACGGACTGAGCGAAGAAGATGAATATATAATTTATAATGTAACCGCAAACGATGAATTTTTAATGACTGATAATATAAAATTATTTTGGGATGAAGATTATTCAATAGATGAAAATTTGCAATATTTATTTGATTGTATTATAGAAAGGTTATTAAATGAAAAAGAAGATAATTAAATTAATAGGGCGCATTGATTACACACTCCAGAAATTAGCATATAGATATTTTTAATCTATATAGAGCCATAAAAAAATAATATGGCTCTAATATGGAATTAAATCCATAAATCAAAATAAAGGTTACAAGATGAAGAAGGCAGACTATAAAACTATTCCCGAACTATTGAGGAATAAAGAGAGTTTTAGAGGCTCAAGCGTAAATGCATATAGTAGTGGTTGGGGCTATATGGTATATAGTTATGATACTCTAATTTTTAGTATAGATAATAATGAGAACATATTTTTTGATAGTTGCAAATATAGCTCCACTACTTCAAGACTGCAAAACATAATTAATGATGTTTTTAACATAGTAAGGACAACGGAGATTAAATAATGGAAGTTAAGAATATTTTAGAAGCGATTAATCTTGCAGATTATGACGGTATTAAGAGGATAGAAATATCTATTGACGACTTGCAAGAGCTGAGGCACGAAATAATAAACCTATACAGCAAGGCAGAGATACATAAGAAAGAAATGGCACGACTTAGAACAGAACTAAATAAAATGTTTAGAGTTAAAAATATAAGCTTAGAGGCTTATAATAAAAAAGGGGAATTAATCTGATGTTATTAGATGATATTGAAAAAATAGAATTTTACAGTGGTTCAAAAAACAGCTTAAATACGGTAAGCGTTTCAGAGGTTGCAGATAATGAGCCATTAATCGGCTACTTAAAACGTAAATTTGAGCCTAAAAAGTCAGGCATCAGTCAGGCTACTTTAGGGAATATTTTTGATATAGGAATGAAACAAATCATTTTGGATCATAAAATAGGCACGTATGAAGTCGGGAAGAGGCTTAATTATAAAACCAAAAAAGGGGCAAATTTAACGGGCGAACCTGATATCATAGACCCTATAAATAAGGTTATTTATGACGTAAAACTAACTAAGGTTTATAAACACACAGTTATTTTAAAAGACCCTCTTGCTGATGCGTATGGCGTGCAAGTAAATCTATATAACCTTATGTTTGGCTGGGGTAGTGAAAGTTCCCTTTTACTTTTTATGGGATTAAAAGACCAAACAGAAGTTAAGCCAAACCAACCAAACGCTATTGAAGAAGTAAATATACCTCACATAAAAGAAGAAAAACTAATTGAAATGGTTGATGAATATTACGAAAAAGTTTTTTCTATGTTAAATAGTGATGAAAAAATACCCATTAAATGTGAAAATACGTTTGGAAATGATATGAGATGTAAATATTATTGCGACTATAACCACGTTTGCAATTATGGTAAAAAGTATAATTCCATAAGCTCAACTTGGTTTTAGTATAATAAAAAAATGAAAGATAAGGAAAACGAAATGATAGTAGATATAAGCACTATATGTTTATTCTTCCATAAATGGTCAAAATGGGAAAAGATTTTTAGAGTTTATGATTTTAATTGGTATCGATTTAGATACTGTACTAAATGCGGTAAAGTACAAAGTAGCATAATAAAGAAAAATGAAAGATAAAATTAAAAAAATTGATAGTTTGACTATCGATTTCAACAAATTCCCGCACGAAATTAGTTCCTATTCTGGAGCTAATTTTATCAAAAAATGGACTTTTTCTGATAAAAAAATAGCATTAGAAGCCTACAAGTCTATATGGAAAGAAATTCAAAAAAACAAAATTTAATACCAAAAAAGATGCAAATTTAAAAACTATGTCTCCGACATTGATGTCGGTAACATACCAAAAAAGATGCAAATTTTACTTTTAAAGGAAGAAAAGGTTATGAAGTTAAGACCATACCAAGAGGATATCGTTAGCAAGGTGCATAAAGAAGTAGAGGACAATGGTAAAGAGAAATTGATATATTCCCCTACAGGAAGTGGAAAGTCTATAATAATTGCAAAGTTGGTTCAAGACTTTGTGAACCAAGACCTGACCGTTTGCGTACTTGTTAATATATCAAAACTAATCCCTCAACTTATAGAACTATTTACAAGCCTAAACATAGAACATAATGTGTACAAAGCAGGAATGGATAAACACATTGGCTCAAAAGTTAGTGTAGTAATGCAACAGACTTTATATGCACGTTCTCATATAGATTTGAAGTGCGATGTTTTAATAATTGATGAACGCCACATTAGTTTTGATACAAAAAGTATGAATGATGTAATAGATAGATTAGAACCTAATCAAATAATAGGCTTTAGTGCCACTCCTATTGATGCTGACGGCTTTTTTATTGATGGGGTAGACATTATTCAAGGTTTAACAATAAAAGAGCTTACAGAGCAAGGATACTTAACTAGAATAAGAACTTTTGTTGCAGGATTTAGTGAGAAACTAGATTTTAGTGAGGTAAATGTAAAAGCTGGAGAGTATAATGAAGTTCAACTATCAAAAATAATCAATACAGATGAATACAATCAATCAGTATTTGAATCTTGGAATACTTTAGCCAAAGAAAGAAAGACTATTGTTTTTTGTACTGGTATCGAACACGCTGAAGCTATGAACCAAGTATACAATAGCAATGGTATCAAATCTGGTTTAGTACATAGCAAGATTAGTTCAAAGATTAATGATGATACATTTAAACAATTCTCAGATAATGAATTACAAGTTTTGTGCAGTATTGGAATGATATCTACTGGATGGGATGAACCAAGTGTGAGCTGTGTTGTAAATTGTAATCCTACTATGAGCAAGAGAAAATACTTACAACAAGTTGGTAGAGGTTGTAGACTTCATCACACAAAAACAGATACTTTATTGTTGGATTTTGCAAAAAATACAACTACTCACGGATTGTACGATGAACCTATACAAGAACATAGCGATAGAACTAACAAAAACATAGCTAGAAGCCACGATAATATATCAGGAATAGATTTACTTGTTCCAGACAAAGAGTCAGTTATAGAGCTTAATTCACGCCTTCAAATAAAAATGATGATAGAAGAAGTTAAGGACATAAAAAGAAAAGGTAACTTGAAAGACTTAATAGAGTTATTTGAGTCGAGCCAAGATATGAGTGAGCTATGCGAACTCATCGTATTGATAGATACTCTTTATAGTGGCAGAGAGAATGGAGTTCAATTGCCAAGATGGATTTCTGATAAATGGGAAAGTAAGTTGAACCAGTGCCCAGAACACAGAAGTAGATTTACTAAAGCATTTAAGACTAGAGCCAAAGCAATAGTCCAAAGTGGAAAGACAGTTCAGCCTAAGAAGATTGCAAGTCTATTTTATTTTATTGACTTTCTAATCGAAAATGCAAACAATGAATCTAATAGATGGTTTTAAATATAATTTTATAACTTTATTGGTTCAGCGTAAGCAACTCACAAAATTGTTATTTGTAATAATTTTAACTATATATTTTATTTTAAATATATCAACAAACTCACATCCCCTCCTTTTACCAACACGAAGCGTAAGCGTGAGTGTTGGTAAGTTTTCATTTATACTAGGAGATACCTTTAACAAGGTATCCCTTTAAGTAGGTATATAATATAGACGTCCCAAATTTTGGGATAAGAAACTCTGAATATCCCAAAATTTGACTCTGAATATCCCAAAATTTGACTCTGAATATCCCAAAATTTGGGATATGGAACATAAACAATATTTTATATTCTTTTTATATTAGTTTTATATTTAGTATGATACAATACAATACACCAAAACTAAAAGGAAACACAATGGAAACAAAATTAATCAAGGCAAGTAAAGCTGTCACTTTTACATTGAACGATGATGTTCTACGTATGCTTAAAGAATTGGCTGAAAAAAACTCAAACTCTATGAGCTATGAGATAAGAAGGTTAATTAAAGATGAGTATAGCAGAACAGTTACTAACTAACGGTTGGCAGAATGTAGGAATTATGGTTCAATATGCAAGAAAAAATATAAATGCTAAGAATAGGAATATTTTTATATGCTTAGTTGAAGAATCATTCGGATATGGTAATGCTAAAACATTACATAAAACTCAAGAATATTGGAGCAAATCCTTTGGAGTATCTAAAAATACATTCAATTCTCAAGTAAAAGAACTTTCAGATGATGGTCATATAAAAATAAACCATCAGAATGGACGTGTAGAAGGTGGTGGTTCAAAGTCATATTCATACAGTCCAATATTCCCGAAGAACGCTAGGATATGGATTAAGAGTCAAAAAAATGAACCTGAAATAATAACAGAATTAAAGGATGCACAATGGTAATAATTAATTTTATAGATGGTACATCAGAGAAATTTGGTGAATTCTCAACATTGGTAAAATGGGATACAGATGCTCAATGGGCTATATTCGATATGGGCGATGAAGCTACATATTATTATAACATAACGTTTATTAAGTCAATAGACGTATTGGAGGATAAATATGAATAAGCCGTTATTTATAAGACATATGGAGAACTATATAGTAGATAAATCTAGAGACTATATAGCTTACGAAATAGTTGAGAGTGCAATATTCTATCAGCTATCAGCTATTGCTAATATGGTTAAAGGTGTACGATATATACGCTATGATGATAGTGAAGATGATGTAGCTCGTATAGTAAATTACTTTAGTGTTGTGTTGGCTCCAAGTGGTAGAGGTAAAGACTTTACAATGGATAAGGCAGAAAGTATATTTAGTGATTTTTTATCAAACTATCGTAAGAATATTAAGACTCAGTTTGATAAGGAATATTCAAAAGTAGCTGAATATACTGAAGTAGATATTACTAATCCAAACTATCTTTTGCCAAGTGGGTTCAGAACCTCTATTGATGGTACTCCTGAGGGCTTCCAAAAGCTAATGCAAGGAATGAGTATATTGCCTACATTCAGTGTAAATATATTTCACGGAGAACTTTCAGATATATTGCTAAATGCTGATATGTTATCACGTATAAAAGAAGCTTGGACTAAAGGAACTGCAAAAGGAAAAACTACTGCATCAGGTGGATATTTTGATGTAGAGGGAGTTCCAGTAAACGTATCTCTTCACGGTGCGCCATACGGAATTATGAACATACAAAATAAACTTGATAAACTTAAAGAGGAGATAATACAAGGATTTGGGAGACGTAGTTTTTTCTTTATGCAAAGTACAGATAAGATTATTAAGAACAGCAAATATAAGACTATGAATGATTCTGATAAAAACGAAATGATGCAACTAAGTACAATGTTCTTTGAGCTTAGTAAAGCAGGAAGAGAAATTATAATATCAGAAGAAGCATCTTTAATTCTAAGTAACTATATATTAAATCTTATTGATGAATATAATGATGGAGACCTACATAATCAGATAAAGCAGACTATTATTGGTTCAGAAACTAAGATTGAAAGGTTAGCCTGTATTATAGCTATGGCTGATTTTAGTGCAATAGTTTCTGAGGAACATATGGAATATGCCATTGATTTTGCAAATAGAACCAATACGTGTATGGAGCAGATAGTAAAGGGATATCCTATACACATTGATATATTTAATAGAATATCCACATCTCCAAAAGGACGACCAGATTTAATACAAGAAATTAGAGGATTATCTAATATAAAAATGTTTAATGATTATATGGGGCTTACTAAAGAATATGCTATTTCACAAGGTTGTATAGTTATTGAAGAAGGAGATGCACTTAAAGTTTACAGAGCAGAGCCTCTTCCTTTAACAAATCTAAATAAGATGATTATATCAATATGTGCTATCAAGCTTAATAAAATAGAACAATCAATTGACTTTAAGCCTATGAGAATTCCATTCTTAGGAGAAGGTCAATCTATAGAAAGCCTAGTTAGATCAAATATAGGTTGTTTTACTATGGCTCATTATGAACCTACTGATAATGCACCACACGGGCATAGAAGAGCAGAAAGTTTTATATCTGGACAAAATATGATAGCTATTGATATTGATTCAGGATTGCCTCTATCAACTGCTAAGGTACTATTGAAAGATTATTTGTGTTTAATATATACAACTAAGAGCCATCAGAAAGAAGGTAAAGGGGATAGATATAGAATAGTAATCCCTACAAACAAAGAATATTTTGTTACATCAGAGCAACATAAAGATATGATGGATAACGTAGCAAAAATTCTTGGAGTTGAAATATATGATAGACAAACTAGAAATGTATCACGACTTTGGTATACAAATGAAACTGGAGAAGTATGGGTAAATAAAACTAATAAGCTATTTGATATTACTAAGTGTATACCTTCAATGGAGATAAGTAAACAGCTTATGAATAAAATTGAAGATGTGGAAATTCTAAATTTAGATGATAGAGTTGCTGGTATATATAGATGGTTCTTCTTGACAACAGCAGAAGGAAACAGAAATGACTCTAGTTTTAGAATAGTTAAAATGATGCGTGATTTAGGAATTAGCAGTTCAGACATAGAACAACATCTTGTATCAATGAACCTAATGTTAGATTCTCCATTGCCAGATAGTGAAATTCGTACAATTTTACATTCAGCACTTAAATAAAGGATATTTACAAAACTACTTAAATTTGCAAAAAGTTTAAGTTTTATTAAAGTTTATAAATGCTACAATTTCCCTACAACAAAAGAAGAGTCTATCTCTTCCTTTGAGTTTCTTAATTTACAAGCCTAAGATAAAGATAGGGTTAAATAAAATTTATGGTCTTTAAATGAACCATATAATACTTTTTTAAATATTTCGATATAGTTACTCATAACATTTCCTTTATTTTATAAGTGTTGGGATTGTTAGATTGAGTGCATCTATTGGCTGTAAAACTTCTGATGCCTCAATCGCCTCTATGTTACCTACTATATGTATGTTCCCCCAACCTGAACCAAGTCCCTACCTATGGGACTTCTGTTCATATTAATAACCGTTATGATATCTATATCTAAATAAATGTTTTATTGAGTACATAAAGTCATCCAACATCGCAAAATCAGTCACTAAGAACTTTTCACTTTGCGAATATTATAAGTAAATGGTAGTGGATTAGCCTTTGTACTCTATAAAGCATTTAGCTTTAAAGGAGTAAATATGTATATAGTAAATGGAGTCGACCACGAGTTGATAGATGAAATATATCAAGAGACATTAGAACTAGAAAAGGAAAGTAAAGATGGAAGAAATTAATAAAATAAAAGAATTTGTTAAAAAACACGATAAAGATTGGGTAGCAGATTGGAACTGTAGCTCTCAGTTTAAGTGTTACATATTCTTTGCTCACATACAAAAAGAGTATAGACTTGATTGGACAAGATCTTTAGAAGTTTATGGGGCTATATATATGTCAGAAAGATGTGCAAAATTACTTATTAGAAAACTAAATAGAGATGAGATAACCCTATGAAAAAGGAAAATAAAGATGAGAAATAATTTAGATGCAAATGAGTATTATTTAAATAAGTATATGGATAAACTTGATAAAAGTGAAAGAATTGAAGAAGAATTTAATTCTGAAATCGAATATGATTTAGAACAAATATTAGAACATTGCTGCACTATCAAGAGACTGTCAATTAATTATGAAAATGAACATAGTTTAGAGTTTAACGCTAAAGAGATAATAATTCAATTTATCTCAGACAACCTATAAAGGAGGACAAATAATGAAAGCAATTGTAGTAGAAGATGAAATACATCATAAATTAACAACGCTAAAGGTAAAGTATAAATTTAAAACATATACTAAGCTTTTTGAGTATTTAATTAGTATTGAAGAAGAAGTAGAAATTGAAGCAGAAGAGTAGAAAGGATAAAGTATGAAAATAAAGTCATTGGCAGATTCTATTACACATAATGGAATAAAGGTATTATTATTTAGTGGTTCAGGGAATGGAAAAACATCAATGTTAAAGACAGCTGGTAAAACACTTCTTATCTCGTTAGAGAATGGAGAGCTATCATTATCTGGTGCTAAAAATATAGATGTATTAAGTCCTAAAAGTATGGCTGAACTAAGAGAGTGCTACACGATAGCAACGGAGAATGTAGATAAGTATGATACGGTAGCTATTGATTCTCTTACGGAGTTAGGAGAGATGATTGTAGCAGAACTAGGAAAGAATCCAGAGTTTAATTCAGCAAAAGATGGGTTTAAGTTATGGGCTAAGTATAGTGAAGATATGTACGCAGTAGCAAAAGCATTTCGAGATTTAAAAGGTGTAAATGTAATTATCATAGCACTTGCAGAAACAAGAAAAGAAAACTTTGAGGATAGATTATATCCTATGATACCAGCTCAAAAGATACAATTAAAGCTCCCTGCACTGTATGATGAAGTTCTATATCTTGCAGTTGATGGAAGTGGAACAAGAAGTATAATTACAAATCCTACAAGCGGTATTTTAGCCAAAGACCGTTCAGCTCGTCTAGATCCTATTGAAGAGCCAGATTTTCAAGTAATCTTTAAAAAGATAAATGGAGAAATTAAATGAAAATAGAAATGGGAAAGAAATATACTTCCAATGGAGAAGAAGTACGCATATTATGTACAGATAGAGAATGTACACTTGAATATAAAGTTGTTGGTGTATTTAATAATGGAAGTATAAGATATTTTGGAGTAAATGGAGAGAGTGTATTTGACTCTAGATATAATTTACAAGAAGTATTACAACCACAAGAGGTATGGGAGCCACAAGCTGGAGAATGGTGTTTATTTTGGAATAATAAGGAATCTAAAAATGCTATTCTAGATAAATGTGTGGGGATATCAGGGTCTGGACTATTTAAAACCTCACACCGTACTGATTGGAAACATTGTGCAAAATTTAATGGAGAACTTCCAGAACACTTAAAATTAAAAAAAAAGGATATTAAATGAGTTGGTTTTTAGAAGAAAATGATGTAAAAGTTGCTGAAGAGCTATACGCACCTAAAGGTGGAAATAATAATGGAGAGAAAGTTGTAACTATTAAGTACGTGTATATCCTTGACTCAGGTTCAAGTAAAGCGAAAGCAATGGTTATTGAGTATGAACACGAAAATAAGTTTAGAGGTCAAGAGCGATATTGGTTTATCGATAAAGTTACTGGAAAGCCTAAGAAAGAAGATGGAAAGCCAACACTTGGTGCATTACAAGTTGCTAACTTTTTTGGAGCATTAAAAATTGATCCAAATTCAATTAAGCCTCAGAAAACTACAATAAAAGTTTTTGGTAAAGAACAAGAGATGCCAGTTTTTAGAGAACTTTTTGATAAGCCAGTCAGAGTAGTTATTCAAGCTAAAGAAGAGGAACATCACA